GCAATGGTCAAAGGAAGAAAGGCTTTCAGAGATATATCCATGATGTTGTTCGGAATATGCAGCAAACCGTTGCAGACGCGTATCCTATGATATTGTGAAAAGACTGTGGATAACTTTTTGGGCGTTGGAACATCCCTTTTTCCATCCTGTTTGACATTGCTTTTCGCCGAAAATCCATGCTATACTAATATCATCGAAAATTGCACACGGGCACAGGGGCAAGTTAAGGCGAGGCTCCGGAGGACACTGCTGCGGCGGTGTCCTTTTTTGTATGCAATAATAATTTTCTCAGTTTACCGTAAAATAAAACTTGTATAAATAGTCTGATAATGATATAATAAAAGTAGGAGATATGTCGCATAAAGAAAGGAAGTATATCATGTCAAACGTTTATGTGAGTAGATACGCAAATAGAGAATTGCGTACAGGAGAGTACACAGCGGTAAGAATTTCGTTGGGGATGCCGCGATGGCCGTTGGGGTATGAGCTGGCTGGTGAGATCAAAGATTTGATGCCGGTCGGAATGAAGAATATCATGGATATTGAAAAGTTTCGTCCGCTGTACTATCGGCGTTTGGACGGATTTGGCTTCGCAAGGATTGAAGCGCAGATTCAAAAATTTCTCGCGTATGGCAAGCCCGTTGCGCTGCTCTGCTATGAGGATATTCGGAAGGGACCGCATAACTGGTGCCATCGAACGATTTTTGCAGATTGGTGGCTGAAAGAGACGGACGAGCGAATCGTAGAACTGAGGGATGATTCAAAATTCGTTCCAGAACCTGGATTTGAGACGGAGAAAACATCAAAGGTGTCGGAGGTTTCTCCATCGCCGCTATTCATTGAGACAGCACTGTTTTGAAAGACGAGTAAAAAGGCTGCGGTTTTGACTGTAGCCTTTTTTGTATGTCTATATTAGGTGTGGGAAGTGATTGTATGTTTATTGGTTCCATCAATACGGATATGAGATCAATCGTGAGTGAGATGAGTGCGCGATGGACGGGAGTACCAATATATGTTGGCTGTTCCGGCAATTTTACGGTGGAGCGTATACTGGCAAGGAAAGGTATTACGGATATACATAGCAACGATGTATCGCTTTATTCGTGTGTCATTGGTAATTATCTTGTTGGCAAAGATACGAGGATCGAGGTCGTAGACGATCGCTTCGATTGGCTGAAAAAGTACCTTATGACGGGTGAAGATAGAATAGCTACACTCTTGATGTGTAGCGAGTATTTTAAGTGGGTAGACAAAGACTTACCGTATTTCAGGCGATTGGCAGCGGCCTACGAGGATCAGTTCGACAGGATGCAGCGCGAAACGGTCGAGGTAGTCAAGCGTGCGCTTGATGATGTAAAAATTGCAGAGTTCCATGCGCAGGATGTTATCGACTATATGCGAGAAGCTCCGGAGGAATGTGTTGCAATTAGTTTTCCACCGACCTATAAAGGCGGATATGAAAAGCTCTACAAGAAAATCAATTCAGTATTCGATTGGGATGTCCCTGAATATATCGTTTTTGATGATGCGCGATTCGGGGAATTTAATAAACTTATTATGCAGAAAAAACATTGGGTCACATTGCGCGATCATGATGTGGATGAACTGAAAAGCTATCTTTGCGGCATAGTTCAGACGAGTGCAAGAAGCAAGCCTGTCTATATTTATAGCAATAGTGGAAGCAAGAGACGAATTACGATGCCGCGACAAAAGACAGAAAAGGTGAATATTAAACGAGCGACAGGTGAATTGGATGGCGCTTTGCATTTTGTAAGGCTTTCGCAAGGGCAGCTCAATACGTTGAGGAGTGAGTATTTAGCCGTTGGTATCATTCCTGCTGCGGCTTCGGTAAGTTTCGGAGTACTGGTTGGCAGCGAGCTGATTGGAGCTATCGGAATGAGCCGATCAAGTTATCTTGGTGGTTGGACGGATATTTATATGATGAGTGATTTTTGCATTCGTCCATCAATCTATAAGAGGCTCGCAAAGCTCGTATTAGTCGCAGCGCTTTCTCAGGAAATGAAAGAAGTTCTTGAACAAGCAATGGCTATGAAAGTCAAGACGATTGGGACGACGGTGTTTACGCAAAAGAACGTCAGTATGAAATATCGCGGATTATTCGACATTTACTCAAAAAAGGATGGAGCGATAAATTATGTGGCGCAGGCTGGACGCTGGACCTTGAAGGAGGGTTTTGAATGGTGGAAGAGCAAGCACGGACAGAAGTGGAAAGATTAAATGTCGGGCTGAAAAATCATCCGTATAAGTTGGCTCTCGTCGATGTCAGAGACTTGGATTTCTTGGAGAAAAATGCACGGTACATGACAAACGAGATGTTTCGGAACCTCGTAGATAACATCAAAAGAGATGGTGGGCTCTCGTCGGTTCCATTGTGTTGGAAGCATGACGGCAAGTATCGCGTGCTGTCGGGAAATCATAGGTGCATGGCCGCGATTGAGGCAGGACTGCAAGAGGTTTTGGTTCTATTCACGGATCGTGAGTTAAGCAAGCAGGAGCAAATCGCAATCGAGTTGAGCCACAATGCGATTGACGGTAAGGACGATATGGCAATCCTCAAAGAGCTTTGGGATGAGATTGACGATGTGAGCCTCAAATATTATGCGGGACTTGATGACAAGATGCTTGAAGAAATGGAAAAGGCGGCGCTTACAGCGCTTTCGGAAGTCAAGCTCGATTACAGGAGTTTGACTTTTCTTTTTCTGCCACATGAAGTTGATGCTCTTGAGGAAGCTTTTGCCCATGCAGTTGAATGTGGTGGATTGCAAGATATTGTTTACATCAACCGCATCGAGGATTTCAAGCGATTACTGGATGCACAGTCCAAGGTGCAAGCCTCGTATAACGTGAAAAACAGTGCCACTTCGCTCATGTTGATTCTCGACATCTTCCGAAAGCATCAAGAGGATCTGCAGCAAGGGTATATTGACGAAGAAGGTGTATTGAAACACAAGAGAAGGGTTCCTCTATCCAGTGTTTTTGGTGATGATAACATTCCGGCAGAAATCGCCTTGATGTTGAAAAAAGCCGTTGAAAGAATGGTGGATAAGGGGGAGATTGAAGCAAAGAGGCGCATAGATTTTTTGCGCATTATGACTGAGCGATATTTGGCAGGTGACTGACTATGGCTCGCAAGGGGCTATATAAGGAGTGGGTTGAGGGCAAGGGGCTTGAAAATGTCTGCATGTGGGCGAAGTTGGGGATTATGGATAAGCAGATCGCCGGCAACATGGGAATCTCACTTACGACATTTTATGAGTGGCAGCGGCGATTCCCTTCATTTTCGGACGCTATAAAAAAGGCAAAAGCTATCCCGAATCTTGAGCTTGAAAATGCCATGTTTGATTTGGCGCTTGGTAAGGCATATGTCGAAGAAGTGAAGTCTGTTTTAGACCCAAAGACTGGAACGGTTATCCGCATTGAGAAAACGCGGAAACAGATACCGCCAAACCCAACAACGCAGATTTTTCTTGCAAAAAATCGTATGCCGGACAAATATAAAGACCGTGTACCCGTTGTGGAAAATATGGATAATGATGGTGAGCAGCAAAATGTTGAAATCTATCTTCCAGACAATGGGAGAGATGAAAGGAAGGGGTGATGCCGAATGCCGAAGTTGCAGCCACAGCCGGGACCGCAGGAGAAATTTCTGTCCACGGCAGCGGATATAGCGATATATGGCGGCTCTTAGTCTGCGGGTGGAGGAAAAACGTATGCGTTACTCCTAGAAGTGCTTCGCCACATCAATATACAGGGATTCAAGGCGACTATCTTCCGTAAGAATGCTTCGCAGATATTTGTCGATGGTGGTTTATTGGATGAAAGCCGTAAGATGTATGCAATGATTCAGGGCATTGCTTATCGTGCAGGTCCATATCCTAGATGGATTTTTGGTAGCGGAGCTAGTCTTACATTTCGCCATATTGAAGCAGACAGAGATTTGCCGAAGTGGCAAGGGTCACAGATCTGCATGATTGGTTTTGACGAGCTTACACATTTCAGTTCGAGTATGTTTTTTTACATGCTTTCACGCAATCGTTCTACATGCGGCGTGAAGCCCTATGTTCGCGCGACGTGCAATCCCGATGCGGATAGTTGGGTCAAGGATTTCATCTCGTGGTGGCTTGATGATGATACAGGCTATCCGATTGAGGAGCGTTCTGGCATTATTCGCTATATGATACGATTGGACGGTGAAACACATTGGGGGGATGACCGTGAGGAGCTGGCAAAGAAGTTTGGCATGGGAGCTGAGCTTTGCAAGTCTGTGACTTTTATTGCTTCTTCCGTCTACGACAACAAGGAACTGCTGAAAGTGAACCCGCAGTATCTCGCTTCACTAAATGCCTTAAATGTTGTTGAAAAAGAGAGACTACTCAAAGGAAACTGGAAAATACGCCCTGCCGCTGGGTTGTATTTTAGTCGCGGCAAAGTGCGAGTGGTAAAGATGATACCTGACAAAATCATTTCTATCGTTCGTGCATGGGATTTGGCAGCGACAGAGATTACGGAGAGCAACAAGTCTCCTGATCGGACGGCAGGTGTGCTTATGGCTCGTCTGCGCAACGGGCAATTTATCGTGCTTGATGTTATTCGTAGGGCATACAATTCTGCAGATGTTCGAAATTTGATTAGGGCTACAGCGAAGACCGATATAGGAGAATATCGGTGTCATGATATTCGGATTCCGCAAGACCCGGGGCAAGCTGGAAAAGAACAGGCGAAGTCCTATCTAAAAGAACTGGCGGGGTACAACGTGAAATCAGTACCCGTATCCGGAAGCAAGATTACGAGAGCAGAACCGCTTTCTGCACAATGGATGGGGGGCAATGTCTTGCTTTTGGAAGGGGCGTGGAATGAAGAGTATTTCTTGGAAATGGAAGGGTTCCCTGACGCCGCACATGATGACATGGTGGATGCGTCAAGCGACGCCTTTGCCGCCGTGTCGAATATGACGAGTTGGCGTGCTCTGGCGCATTGAGGAGGTGAGACGGTTTGAATCGATGTGACGGCTACTACAACACCGTGGTAGGACATGGGATGCGCCAGCGTGACCCGTATATGAGCTATCGCTATTCCGGGCGCAATTCGCATGTGACGTTTGAGGAAGCGAGTGACCTCTTTACTTACAACGGCATCGCTCGCAAGATTATCAAGGCTCCCGCCGATGAGGCTGTGCGTGCAGGCTTCGAGCTTCGCGACGGCACAACAGCACTCTTGCAGGATGCAGATATTCAGTCTGTACTTGAGGATTTGCGCGTGCAGGAAGTCTTTTCGGCGGCGCTTGCATGGGATAGGCTTTATGGCGGTGCGGCAATCTTGATGCTCGTCAATGACGGCGGCACGCTGGAAGACCCGCTGAACGAGGAGCAGATCAAGGCAGTGGAAGGATTGGAAGTATTCGAGCCGCCCGAGATACAAGTTCACGAAAGCTATTATTACGATGATCCGTATAACCCGAATTACGGCAAGCCGGAGTTTTACACGCTCATCGGCTACAACGGCAACTCATTCCTTGTGCACGAGAGCCGTCTGCTCGTGTTCAAGGGCGGCGTTATTCCGACGCAGAAACGTTGGATGCGTGACGGCTGGGGCGGCAAGGTGCTCGACGAGTTGCGGGAAAACCTCTTACAGTACAGCGCGGGCAACAGTCTTGCACTGATGGCGCTCTCGCGTATGTCGCAGGGCATCTTGAAGCTGGATGGGCTGTCGAACAATCTTGAAAACGAAGAGACGGAGAAATTCGTGCAGGCGCGTTTGCAGCTCATCGACATGGTGCGGCATTTGATGAACACCATCGCCATTGATAAAGAGGATGACTACGACCTCAAGAACATGAGCCTTGCAGGTGTGAAGGAAATCATCGAGCAGTTTGAAACGGCGCTTTCTGCTGCATCGGATATTCCTGTCACGGTGCTCTTTGGGCGCAGTCCCGGAGGGCTGAACTCGACGGGCAAAGCGGACATGGAGAACTACTACAATCTCGTCCGTCGCATACAGGAGCGCGTACTGAAGCCGAAGCTGGTGCGCCTGATTGACCTGCTGCAGAAGGCAAAGGCGGTGACGACGTTGCCCGAGCATTACGTCCTTGCGTTCAAGCCGCTCTGGCTGCCGACGGAGAAGGAGCAGGCGGAAGTGGAAAACCTTAAGGCGCAAGCAAGCGAGCACGACGCAGGGGCAATCCAGCACCTCGTGGATATCGGTGCCATAAGCGCGGAGGACGCAAGGGAAACCGTGCGGCAAGCGGGGCGCATCAAAGTAGGTGAGGGTATTGAAGATCGTCCCGAAACGTAAACTACATTATCCTTTTGCGTTGGAATGCGATTATACGAAGCTACTGACGAGCTATGTAAAAGACTGCATGACGATTGTCCGCAACTATATCCCTGAAATGCGAAAACTGGTGACGGAGCAATCCGAGCCGGGAGCGACGAGCATCAATGTGTATCTTGCATTGCTCATCGACCGCATACAACACGATATGCCGCAGGCAGAGGCAATGGAAGGGCGTATGCGCCGCTTCTTTGACGATGTGGCGCATTTCACATGGCGCGACCTCAAACGACTGCTTGAGAGTGTGACAGGGACGCGGATAAGCGGCAGGGGCGTACGTCTCTCGCGAAAGGATGCGGATGACGACCTCGATGCACTCAAAGAGATTTGGGTTGGTGAAAATCTCGACCTCATTCGCTCGATTGACGATGAGACGATGCGCAGGATTCGCCAGATTCTCACGGCTCGCATTACGGGCAGCGTCAATCATGCGGGGCTGGCGAAAGACCTCATCGCCGAAATACAGGCGATTACGGAGAAGGAGAAGAGCCGCGCCGAACTGATTGCCCGCGACCAGCTCGGCAAGCTGCACGGGCAAATCAATCGCAGGAAGCAAGAATCGCTTGGCATCGATGAATACGAGTGGGAAACGTCGCATGATGAGCGCGTGCGTGATTCGCACAGGGCGCTGCAAGGCAAGGTGTTCTCGTGGAGCAAGCCGCCGCCTGAAGGTCATCCGGGCTATCCGATTCGCTGTCGCTGTATTGCGCTCCCTGTCATTGACTGGGATAGGGTGCTCGGTGAGCCGAAGAGGGGAAGCTATTTAGAGATACCGGAGAAGACTGGCGGAGGTATCGGGCAATATAACGTTAGTGCAACTACGCCGGAAATGGAGGAATTGTTTAGGCGTTACCTCAACGATGAGCATGTGAGGATTGACACGAGTTACAAGAAAGTGGCTACGTATGACCTCTTGGAAGATCGTATCATTTTCAATCCGCAGCATCGGGATTTTGCAAAATACAACTTATCCGAGGTGCTTACGCATGAGTTGGTACATAAAATTGATGTGGAACAGGGCATCGCTGTTCGGCTGGCTGAACCGATTGACCATGCAATCCGTGAGGCAAGGAACTTAATTCTGAAAAACACCGCAAAATATGAAGCTTTGATGGATTCGCCGCTGGGGGAGGATATGAGCATAAGCGATTTATTTGCGGCGATAACAGGCAATCGCATCAGGGGGCAAGCCGCTCATTCGATAGTATATTGGCGCAATATTGGTGCTGTGGAGCGCGAGGTCATTGCGAATATCATGACGATATGCTACACTCGCAACAAGAAAGGGTTGGAGTTGATTCGCTCCATTCCTCCGTTATGGACGCTGTTGAAGGAGTTGGAAGCAGCTTATGATGTATCGCATGGATAGGGAAACTGTAACTTTGATTAAGCAGGCGGATCGAGAATTTCCGGGTGGTGATTGGTCGTTCCATCCAGACTGCTGGGATTCCGAGGAGGCTTTTCGCGAGGACTTGAAACACCGTTTGAATGAGTTGCGCAAGAAGCAAGACGAGAAGCAATAGTCGACATCGCATGAATACAAAAAGCACTTTGCAAATTACGCAAGGTGCTTTTCTTATGCCCAAAAACCATGAAAGGGGGTGATGCAATGCAGAGATTTGATACAACGACATTTCAGGCGACGAAGACTGATGAGGGATTTATCGCCGATACGCCTATCATCGGACGGACAGGACTGCTCCGATATCAGAACGCCGACGGCTCGGAGCGGTGGGAGTACCGCCCGCCGGAGGAGGCGTTCAGTGCAGCGAGCCTTGCGTCTATCCGAGGCAAGCCGATCACTATTGGGCATAAGGCGATGGTGACGGCAGGCAATGTGCGGAGCGTACAGCCTGTCGGCACGGTGCTCACGGAGGGCAGGCAGGACGGTGACGCCATTCGCGCTGACATTATGCTCTACAATCTGCCGACGGGGGCGCGAGAGTTGTCCTGCGGATACACGCTCGACCTCGATGAAACGCCGGGGAAGACGGCGGACGGCAGGCATTATGATGCCGTCCAGCGGAACATCCGCTACAATCATCTCGCCATCGTGCCGAAGGGACGTGCAGGGATTGCCCGCCTCAACATGGACGGTGAGCAGGAAGCAGAAGTGAACGAGGAAGGAAAGGAAGGAATGACCATGGGGAAAATCCGTATTGATTCGGGATTGGAATACGAGGCCGCGCCCGAGGTGGGCGTATTTGTAGAGAAGCTGCGCCAAGACAGTGCAGAGAAGCAGAAGAAGCTCGATGAGCTGCAGGCGAAGTACGATGCCGCCATCAGCGACTTGGCGAAGGAGAAGAAGGAACGCGCGGACGAGGAGAAGGCTCAGGCGGAGAAGTTCGACGCGGCGGTTGCCGAGCGCGTCAAGATGCTGGAGACGGCGAAAGCGCACCATCTCGACAAGGCAGAGGACATGACGAACCGTCAGATCATGGAGGCGGTCATTCGCGCGGCACGCCCGGATGTGAATCTCGACGGCAAGAGTGACGACTACATCAACGCCGCGTTTGACATGGCGCAGGCGGCAGCTCGTGAAGACGGTATGGCAGAGCAGCGCAAGGCTGTCAGCGCTCCGACAGGCAAGCCGCAGGAGCGTGAAGATAAGACGGATGCGACAGCTCTCATGGAGAAGCTGCGCAAGGATGAGGCGGAAGCCTACATGAAGGAGGTTAAGTAACATGGCACAGATGAAGCCCTTTACATGGTATGAGCGCGACACAGCGCCTGCCGTTCCCGGTATGATTGCAACGAGCTCGCTCAATGTGATTGATTCGTTTACGGCAGAGGACGCGATTGAGCCGGGCAAGGCAGTCGAGCGCGGTACGAATCCTGCCGAGCAGGTCAAGGTCTGCACGGCTGCGGAAAAGACGCTGGGCATCGCCGTCCATATCCATGCAGAGCCGGGCGAGGCGTATGCGAAGGATAGGCGCGTCGCCGTCATGACGTTCGGCGATGTCGCGGTCATGGCGGGCGGCGATGTTGTTGCCGGGAAGGCGGCGGAGATGAATGCTTCGGGCAAGTTCGTCGCATCGACGAAGGCGACGGGGCTGACCTTTATGACGAACGGCGCGGCGGATGATGTTGTTATCATCCGCGTGAGGAAGTAAGGAGGAATTAGGCAATGGCAAAGCATTACGACGAGGCGGAAAAGAGGTACATCGAGGCGCAGGGGCGCTTTGACGAGACGACGAGCGCATTTCTGGCGCGTGAGTTGACGCATATCCGCGCACAGGTCTTGCAGGTAAAAAAGGCGCCGCTCAATGCCTTTTCGGTGTTCCCTGTGCAGACGGACATCCCCGAGGGCGCGGAAAGCGCTCTCTTGCGCATCTTCGATGAGGTCGGCATAGCGGAAATCATCTCGAACTATGCGGATGACCTGCCGCGTGCCGATGTGCTTGCGAAGGAGACCGCCGTCAAGGTCTATACGGCGGGTGCGGCGTACGGCTTCAACGAGATCGAGATCAAGAACGCGGCATTTGCCGGACGCAGTCTTTCGGCGCTCAAAGCGCAGGCGGCACGCATGAGCATCGACCGCAAGATCAACAACCTCGCATGGTTCGGCGACAAGGTGAACGGTATCGTCGGCTTCCTTGCGAATCCGAATATCGGCGAGTACACGATTCCGGCAAATGCCAAGGGAACGACGCTCATCAAGGACATGACGGAAGATGAAGTGCTGGCGACGTTCAATGCCTTCCTCGATTTCATCCCCGACAAGACGAACGACGTTGAACAGCCGAATACGGTGCTTCTGCCGCCCGCTGCATACGCGCATCTGGCGACGACGCGCCTCTCGCAGACGGAGACGACGTTGCTGCGCTTCCTGCAGCAGGTGCATCCCGAGATCACGCGCTGGATGAAGGTCGGCGAACTTCGTGCGGCAAGTGCAGGCGGCAAGGACATGATGATCGCGGGGTACTTTGATCCGACGTATATCAAGCTGGAAATCCCGAATCGCTTCCAGCAGCTCCCTGTCGACCGCCGCAACTTGGAGTATGTCGTTGACTGCATCTCGCGCTGCGTTGGTGTCACGGTGTCCATCCCGTTTGCCTTTGTCAAGGCTGTGGGATGCTGAGAGAGGAGAAAGATATGCTGTATGTCAACAACACGGCGAGAATTATCAGCGTGGGGAATGATGCAACACTCATTCCCTTTCGCATGACAGAGGTCAATGAAAAGACCATGAAGCGTTACCCGCGCATCATGGAGATGCTGGAATCGGGCGAGATCACGGCTGTCGACAAGGGAGAAGCGGCGAAGGTGCAGGAGTCTTTGGACAGCAAGACGCTCGAACAACTCAAGGAACTTGCGGCAGAGAAAGGCATTGATACAAAAGGCTTGAAGAGCAAGGATGATTTCCTTGCCGCGCTGGGAGTGAAACCGAATGGAGAAGGAGACGCTTGATGAGGTCCTGAAAGCCTTCCGCATGACGGCGCAGGAGTTCGAGAGCAAGAGCGACGAGGATGTAGCGGCGATGGCAGAGTTCTATGCGGATTTCATCTCAAGGAAGCGCTTTGGCAAGTTCTATGCACGCGCCCTCGCGTTGCTCATCGCTCATGAGTATGCGTTGTCCAGCATTGCGGCCGCCTATGGTTCTTCCAGTGCTGCCCTATCCGGCGGTGCTGTGCGAATGGAGAAAGAGGGCGACTTGCAGCGCGAATACCAAGTTGAGGGACAGGAACAGTCGCTGTATATGAAGACGGTTTACGGCAGGAAGTTCATGGATCTCAAGAAGATGTGCATCGTTCCTGTCGTCACGAGGTTTGGCTGATGCTTAACATACAAGATACAGATCCAGGCTTTCATAGTCTAATCGCTTCGCTGCGCAGTCTGGAAGATAAGAAACTCAAGGTAGGCGTATTGCCAAGTGCGGGACGAAACAGTGAGGGCGTTGATCTCGTGGATGTCGCCGTATGGAACGAGTTCGGGACGCGCCATATTCCCGCGCGTCCCTTTATGCGCATTGCGACGGACAAGAATGAAAATAAGTGGAATCGCTATGCTGAGCGGTGTGTCGATGCGGCATTGAAGAATCGTGCAAACATCAACAATGCGGTCTGCCTCTTGGGAGAGCAGATTAAGAGCGACGTGCAGCACGTCTTTGGTTCGGGAGAACTTGCGCCCAACAAGGCTTCGACGATTCGCCGCAAGGGTTCGTCGGCGCCGCTCATTGACCATGGCGACTTGAGGCGCAGTATTGGATACAAGATTGAATAGCGGGTGATGGACATGGGATTTCGCAGAAGAATCGCTTATATGCGCCGCACGGGCGGGCATATGGACGAGGATGGCTATTGGCAGGCGGGTGAGGAGAAGCAAGGCGAGATATTCGCTTCTGTCCAGCCTCTCAATATCCGCGAGATTGAAGCTATGCCCGAGGGACAGGCAAAGACGAGCGCTGTCAAGCTGTATACGTCTGAACCGCTTTTGACGGCGGTGCAGGGGAAGCTTCAAGAGGCGGATATCGTTCTTTGGCAAGGGAAGCGGTACGTTGTGACCGACTGCATTCCGTATCAATCCGGCGTAATCAGCCACTATAAGATCATCGCGAGAGAAGAGGCGAGCGAATGAAGGAATTGCGGCGCTTCCTGCGCTCCTTGATGGTCGATTTGCTCGAAATCGATGCGCAGAGTGTTTATTGGGCGAATCAGACGGTGCCGAAGGGCGCTCTGCCCGTTGCGACGCTTCGGCTTTACAGCATCTCGCAGGAGGCGATGGCAGAAGATCGCGGCGTGGACGACGCATACAATCTCAATCTCTTGCTGCCGCAGTCTGCTGTGCTTGAAGTGCAGGTTTTTGAAAAGGGCGGCGGCGATCCCGTCAATCGCTTGGAAACGCTGCTTTTGAAGCTGGAAACACCGACCGTTACGGATAGATGCCATGCTGCAGGTGTGGCTTTTTTTGTTGCAGAACCTGTGCAAGATATCACGGAGCTTTTGTTGGACGGCAAAACGTATGAACCGAGGGCGGCGGTAGATTTGCGTGTGCGCTTTAACGGCTGCATCAAGGATGCCCCGAGCATCATCGAGAAGGTCGAAATCACGGCGAAGGCAAAGAAGCCAGAAAAGCCAAAAGAGAAATATGCTATGGAGATTACCGTGACAGAAGTTGATGGCGATACGAGGTTTACCATCGGGAAAGGAGCTAAAATATGAAGAATTTAGACCGCATCGTTGAGGTGCAGATTGCACTCAACACGAGCGGCATCGACACGCAGGACTTCTCGTCCATCCTTATTGTGGGACCGCATTTTCACTCGTTGAGCCGCGTGGGAATTTACTCTTCCACATCGGAGATGGTCGAAGACGGCTTTCGGACGGACGATCCGCTCTATAAGGCGGCGGAGGCGATCTTCAGCCAGACGCCACATGTGCCGGAGGTGCGTATCGGCAGGCGGCAGGTCGACGGCATCAGCGTCCATGTCGGGAAAGTCGCGGCGAAAGGAACGTATACACTCAACGTCAAGACGAGGGACAAGGAAGGCACGCTCCAAGATAAGCCTTACACCTACACGAACAACAGCGGAAACGTCGCGGACATTCTTGGCGGACTGCGCGACGTTGTGACCGCTGATTCTGCGGCTGTCATTACGGCATCGCTTTCGGGCGATGAATTGGTTATCTCGGGGCGCAGTAATGCGAATTTCGCATTTTCCGTGTCGAAAAATCTTGAAGCGGCGGTAAAGAGCGCCACAGAAAGCATCGCCGACGCGATGGAAGCCATCACGGCGGACGACGGCAATTTTTACGGCATCGGGCTTACGAGCCGCGACGAGAAGGACATCCTCGCTATGGCGGAATGGGCGGAAGCGAATGAAAAGCTCTTTGCCACAGCGACAGCGAAGGACAGCGCCTATCAGAGCGATGTTGACAGCGACCTTGGCTCCAAGCTCAAGGCGAAGAACTTCTATCGTACATACTGGTTCTATCATGCCTTGGAGAACGAGTTCCCCGAGCTTGCCTTGATGAGCCGCTGCTTCACGTCGTATCCGGGCGGTGAGACGTGGGCATTGAAGAAGCTTGCCGCCATCACGACGGACAACCTGAGTTCGACGAAGGTCAAGGCAATCTGCGGCGATAAGAACAATTCGGGCAAGAACGGTAATGCGTTCGTCGCCTTCCGAAACATCTCCTGCACGCAGGGCGGCATGGTCGCGGCGGGAGAATGGATCGATGTCATCCGCTTCCGCGATTGGCTCAAGGAAGAGATCAGCGTCAATGTATTTAACCTGCTCATCAATCGTGAGAAGGTGCCGTACACGGACGAAGGCATCGCGCAGGTGGAAGCGCGTATTCGCGATGCTCTGGTACTCGGACAGAGAAGGGGCGGCGTCGCACCGACGGAATATGACGAGGATGGCAGGGAAAATCTGGGTTTCACGGTCACGGTGCCGTTGGCTTCGAGCGTGTCGGCGAACACGAAGGCAAAGCGCAAGCTGACGGATGTGTTCTTTACGGCGCGGCTTGCCGGAGCGATCCACTTCGTAGAAATTAAGGGCTCGCTGACGTACGAGAATCTGATCGCAGGATGAGGAGGTAAATCATGAGCAGTAGTGTTTTGACATACGACCCGCGCAAGGTCGTCGTCATTTTCGGCTATGATCGCATCACGGGCTTTGCCGAAGACGAGATGGTGAAGATCAAGCCGAACGGCGAGGGTATGCAGATTTATGTCGGTGCGGATGGCGAGGTCGGGCGCTCGGTCGACCCGAACCATACGTTTGAGATCACCATCAACCTTGCTTCGACCTCGAAGAGCAACAACACGTTCACAAAAGCGTACAATGCCGACCGCGTGAACGGCAGCGGCAAGCGATCTCTGCTTGTCAAGGATTTGTCGGGCGATACGCTTTTCTTCGCGAAGGAGGCTTGGCCGTCGAACTTCCCGGAGGCGGCGAAGGGCAGGAAGATTGCCAATCATGAATGGGTTCTGCACACGGGACAGATCACAGATCCGATTTTGGGAGGGAATAGCTGATGTTGAAACCAGTGGAATATAAGCAGGGCAAGACGGTGTTTTACATTCATCGCTTTCCGCCGTTTATGGCGATGCGCGTTTTGGGTGAGCTGAACAAGGTTATCGCCCCTGTTTTGGGCGGGGCGGCCAAGGGGCTTGAGAGCGCGGATATGGAAGGCGGCAACGGGCTTGGCGCGATTGCGCCTGTCCTCGGCGATGCTCTGAAAAATCTCATGCTGATTGACGGCGATGTTATGGAACATGTGCTGCGCCTTGTTTTGGACGAAAACTATATCTCGGTGAGCACGAACGGTTCCAAGAATAACCTCGCCTATCTGACAGAGGAGAAAATCAATGAGGTGTTTGAAGGCAAGCCGATTGACATGATCATGCTCGCCATCGAGGTCGTGAAGGTCAACTATCTGGATTTTACGATGCTCTCCAGCATCCCGACTGGATTCCTAAAGACGCTGGGGACGATGAAATCAACATTCCAGGAAAGCTTGCAGACGAATTTAGAAGCATCGTCTTTATCTACCGAGTGATCGATGAGGGAATGGTGTCATATCTCGACGTGCGTGATGGCAATGTCACGCTCGCCGAGATTGTACGCATGGTGCACTACCTCGATATGAAAAGCGCCATAAAACAGAAAGCTATGGATGATGCAGTGAAGGGGGTGAAATAGCGCATGACTACGAGAGAAATGATTATCCAGTTGGCTTTCCGTGTTGCTGAGGGTGGTTTGAGGGGCGCAAATAACCTCATCAATCGCCTTCGAAATGGTGCGGGCAGCGCTGATGGAGCGATACGCCGCATGTCTGCTGGTATGCAGAAACTCAACGGCGTAGCGGGCGCTCTTGTTGGCACGTTGGGTAAGGTGGCGGCTGCCATGGGCGTTGCGTTCAGCGCTGTCGCCATTAAGAACGCCGCTGACGAGGCGATGAATCTCGACAACAAGCTGCGCGTCATTTACAAGGACGATGAGCAAGGGCGCCGTGCCATGAAAGACAAAATCTTTGATATGGCGAACGATGCACGCGGCTCGTATACGGCGACAGGCGATCTCTTTTACAAGGTCGCCCGCACGAGTGAGACGACGGGGCTTTCTCTCGATGAATCCGCGCGGCTTGCGGAAATCGTCTCGAAGGGGCTTTCCCTCTCGGGGGCGGACACGGGCACTGCCGAGGGCGCGATCTTGCAGCTTGGTCAGGCGCTTTCCTCCGGCGTACTGCAGGGCGATGAACTTCACTCGCTGAACGAGGGCGCGGGTGCGCTCATGCAAGAAATGGCAAAGTCCATGGGCGTGAAGATTGGCGACCTCAAAAAGATGGGTGCGGCTGGTGAGCTGACATCAGACAAGGTGGCAAGGGCGATCCTTGCTTCTGGCGACGAGATTGACCGCCAGTTTGCGACACATGTGCCGACCATCGGACAGGCGATGCAGACCATCAGTAATACGTGGACAAAGACGATGGGCGACATCCAAGACCGCACGAACGTCTTTGGCGCAATCGCCGAGGGGCTGATCTCCGGCATCAAATATGTCGGCGGGCAAGTTCATGTGTTCATGGATTTGCTTGAGGGCAAGGACGAAGGACGCGCAGAACATCCCGTATTCGCCGCCTTTGTTGACGGCGTGAAACTTGTCAAAAACGAGATCGATTACGTCAAGGGCAGCATCAAGGCATTCTTTTCTATTCTTGCAGGCGATGAAGATGCGCGGATGGAGCATCCCGCTCTTGCTGCTTTTGCTGACGGTCTGAAAATCATCAAGAACATGATTAATTATGCCAAGAGCAGCGTTCAATCGTTCTTTGCCGTCCTCGCAGGTGAGGAAGCGGCAGGGGCATGGAATCCGAAGCTTGCCGCGCTTGCCGATGGCGTAAGTGCCGCCAAAGAGAAAATTGAAGAGGCGAAAAGCACGTTCCGTGACTTTTACGAGATATTGGGGCTTGCGGCAAAGAAAAAACAAGACGGCGATTTAGACTGGGAATTGAGCCTCAGGCTCTCGCGACTACGAGACGAGCATTCCGTTTTGGCGAGATTGTCGGATGTCATAAGTGGCATGAGTAAGATTTGGAATACAGTCGTGGCGCTTGGTAATGCAATCGGCTCTATACTGATGGGGGCTGTCGGAGGTGTTATCGGCAAGATCAGCGCTCTAGGCGGAAATTGGAATGATGTTTATGAAGATTTTTTGATAGGTATTGCTTCGATTCAAGAAGCGTGGGCGAATATGCAGCCGCTGATTGAAGCGGTCACGCCGTTATTGCAGTTTATCGCATATGTTATAGGCTCCGTTATTGTTGGCGCAGTTTATGCGTTTTATAGAACCTCCGCATTTGTGTTTCGTGCAATCGCAAAACTGATTGAATGGGTCAGCGCTCTCTTAGGCGGTCTCGGTGAAATGATTAAGTGGCTTGCCGACGGATTGACGAGCATCCTCACCTTGGGGAGTGCGGTTGGCAACATGAAAATGCCGGAACATCAATGGGGCGACTGGAAGAATTTTGGCGGTGGCGGATATAGTTTGACAACGAATAACAATACGTTGAATGCAACCTACAATTTGCCCGATCAAAGCTCTATGCTTGCACAGTCGCAAAGCGATCAAACCGTATTTTATAAAACCTCGTTCTAGGTGGTGAAAATATGCTAAATCTCATGGGCGGACAGTCGCGTACATCCCAAGGTGGCCTCATTCGTACGGAGCGGACGCAAATCGGCGATAATCTCTTCGTTGACGTCGTCCTCTCACGCGAATCCTCTTTAGAAAGCGAAGTTACGGAGAATCCCGTCGAGGACGGCTTTATCATCGCCGACCATGTACGGCGGAGACCGTTGTCTTTATCGATGGAATGCATCTTCACGCCGACGCCCGTAAGTTTTGATGCGAAGGGCGTGCCAAGTTTCCGTATGAACAGCGTGGCAAATGAAATCATGCGCATATACAAGGCGGGCGATCCTGTCACAATCAAGACGCCCGATGCCATCTACAAAGACATGGTGATGCTCACGTCGCCGCTGGTGCGCAGCGTGCAGAACGGACTTTGCTATCGTATGCAGATGACCTTCAAGCATGTGCGCATCGTCAATCAGCGCAAAGAGGACATCCCTGCCGACGGCACGACGGAAGAAGCCGCAGGAAAGGCAGGCGCTACGGAAACGGACGGCGGCATGGCGCAGAAGACGGACATCGGCACAGGGATGAAGATGCGCCCGAGCGGCGGCGCGTCGCCTGAGCTGTCTACGTCAGGCGTCGACCGCAGTCATGCGGGAGACTTCCAGACGGGCAACGAGATGACGGCGAACACGGCGGCAGTCGGCATCGCCGCCTGTCTCCTCGGCAGCGGGGATTCGCTCTGGGGCGCAATGGATACGGGATGGAAGGTGAAGCAGTCATGGTGAAGCTGGCCTTGCTTGATGCCAACGATTTTGTGCAGTCCGTCCTCTTGGATGATGAGCCGTACAAGCTGCATTTTGCATGGAATGATACGTCGAAGGCTTGGACGCTCGACCTGCGCGACAGTCATGGAAAAGACATCGTGCGCGGCATCCGCATCGTGCCAAACTTTCCGCTGCTGCATCAGATGAAGCGGAACGGACTGCCGAAGGGGGAGTTCATGGCGGTCGTCGTGAATTTCACACGGACCGATTGCCAGACGATTGGACGACGGGACTTTTTGAACGGCAGGGCAAGCCTCGTTTACATTTCGGAGGTGGAGAAGGATGCCATTCTGGAAGCGGCAATATCGCGTTAATTTTCCCGACCTCGGGTTTTCTTTCGAGGATTCCGTGAAGATCGAGTTCCGCGTGGAGCGCGACATCGGGCGCGAGGTCAATAAGTGTGAAATCAAGCTCTATAATCTCTCGTTGGAAACGCGCGAGAAGATACAGAAGAATGATGTGCGCGTGGAGCTTTTCGCGGGATACGAGGGGAACGGCGGTCCGATGAAGCTTTTCTCGGGCGATACAGTGCAAACGTACACGCAAAGGCAGGATATGGACGAAATGACAAGCCTCACGCTTGCCGATGGCTTTCTCGCCGTGCGTGACAGTTGGTTTGCCATATCGTTCCCACCGGGTACATCGGCAGGAGCGGTGTTTGATGTCATTGCATCCAACATGGGGCTGCCTTTGGAATATGGCGATGGTGTTGCGCTTGGAAGTTTTGTCAATGGCTATTCTTTCGCGGGACAAGGCTCGGCGGCGCTCGATGAGGTCTGCGGCTCAGAGGGCTGTACATGGAGCATCCAGAACGGCATTTTACAGATTATCCTAAACGGCGGCATTGCAGCGAATCGCGGCTTTGTATTTTCGGCGGATTCTGGACTGATCGGCTCGCCAGAGCGCGTCATGGAATCCAACCCTTACGAGGATTTGGAGAACGAAAAGCGCAAGAAAAAGAAGCGCGAGAAAAAGGATACAGGCGAGAAAAAGGCAGGCTGGCGCATCCGAACACTGCTCTCGCCGACCATCACGCCGGGCGATGCCGTGAAGCTTGAGGCAAAGCAAGTCGTCGGCTGGTTCCGCGTGCAGAAAATCGAGCATACGGGCGACAGCGAAGGCGATGATTGGACATCGGAGATGGACTTGGTGGAAGGGTTGGATGAACTTGCCAAAGAGACAGACGAGCAATGAGGCGAAGAGCGCCATTATGAGTTGGGTGAATGGGGCAATCGGCAACGTCCATACAGCTTTGCCGGGCACTATCGTTTCTTATGATGCGTCCAGCAATCGCGCGAGCGTGCAGCCCTTCGGCGCGATCAAGACGAAGGATGCTAGGAGCATCGCCTATCCCGTGATCTACAATGCCCCGGTGCAGTTTCCTTGCGGCATGGGCGGACGGGCAGGCATCACATTTCCGATTCGTCCGGGCGACGGCTGCATCGTGCTGTTTGCCGAAGGGCAGATGGACGACTACCTTTCCGGCGGCGATTCTTCTGACGGGCGCAAGCACAGTCTCAACGACGCCATGATTATCCCCGGCATGTACAGCGGCGGCGCTACGACGGCGAGCAAGCATCCTGACGACGTTGTGCTGACGAACGGCTCTGCCTGTATACGGCTCGGCGCTGACGGCTTCGGCGGCAATCTCGCGGACGGTACATCGTTTCAGATCGGGAGCGGCGATCTCGTCGTCAATGGTATCTCGCATTCGCATCATACGCATCCGGGCGACAGCGGCGGCACGACGGGTGAGCCGCGATAGGGAGGTGACGATATGCCGCATGATTTGGCCATGAATATGGCGACGGGTGATCTCGTGCTGCGCGATGGAGACGTCCTGCTCATCGACAATGCGGAGCGTGTCGCACAGCAAATCCTCATCACGCTGCGCTTCTGGCTCGGCGAATGGTTTCTCGATACGAAGGACGGCATTCCGTATTTGGAATATGTACTCGTTAAGTCGCCGAATCTTTTACACATTCGGCAAATATTCACGGAAGCGATGGAAAAAGTTGACGGTGTGAAACGTGTCGAGGAGATGAATCTTGCTTTTGATGTCAAGAACCGCAGTCTGCGTGTGGACTATGAAGCGTCTACTGATTACGGGCTGATTACGCGAAGAGAGGTGCTGGGCTATGGCAGAAACTAAATACGGTTTGAGCCGCGAGGGATTTCGGCGAAAGCGGCTGCCGGATATTTTGCGGTCGCTCCATGCGCGTGTGTCCGACAAGCTCGGCATACCGATTGAGACGGGAGCGAATTCTCTCTTGGGGCAACTGCACGGCGTCTATGCCTACGAAATCGCCGACCTTTGGGAAAATGCGGAAGATGTCTACAACGCGATGTATCCGCATACAGCTTCAGGCGTGTCGCTCTCCAATGCGGCAGCTTTGGCGGGCATCGCACAGATCACAGCGGAAAAGTCCGCGCTCATCGCGACGTGCTGCGGCAAGGACGGCACGCGCATACCGTACGGTGCGCAAATCTCGTCCGGCAGCTCGGCAGACCTATTGTTTTCCTGCCGCGAAACGGATGCATTCATATCCTCTAATCATGCGTCGTATGCTGAAATTGAGATGGCGGCAATTTCTGCGGCGGGCACGCCGTATGCCGTCACGATTGACGGGAAGAAGGTCGCCTATACTGCGCGGGCGCAGGATGGCAAGGCGGTCGTGCTCACGGCTCTTGCGGGGCTGCTGAAAGAGGATGGGCGCGTGGTTCGCATGGAAAACGATGTCTTGTTTTTGCGATTAAAAAACGAGCAGTTGACGATGAGCATAGCGCTCGACAATCTCAGCTTTCGGCGCGTCGGTTCGCCCGTGCGCTTTGTTTGCGACAAGGAAGGCTCCATCGACCCGCCGCTCGGTACGGTGACGAACATCGTTACAAGTGTTGCAGGTTGGGCGACAGTTTCCAACAATGTGCCGACCGTCGTCGGGCGCGCGGATGAAACCGATACGGAGCTGCGCCAGCGCTGGAGCTCGTCGGTGCACCAGCGATCCAGCGCGATGACAGAATCCATCAAGGCGGCGCTCTATCGCGTGACAGGCGTGACGGCGGTACGCGTCTACGAGAATACAAGCGACGCCGTTGATAGTGCAGGTAGGCCGCCGCACAGCGTGGAGGTTGTCGCTGTCGGCGGCGATGTCGCGGATGTCGCGGCGACGGTTTGGCAGTTCAAGGCGGGCGGCATTGACACCTTTGGCGCGATCAGTCAGCGTGTTTACGATTCTGACGGATTCCCGCACGTCATTAAATTCAATCGTCCAATTCCTGTCAAAGTGTGGCTCAAGGCGTCGATCGGCGAGAATCCCGATGAGGAGTTGCCGAACGCCGCACTCTTCGAGATCGGCGAAGCGCTCTTACAAAAAGGTCAGCAACAGGAAATCGGACAGGACGTAATCCTGCAACGATACTTCGCAGAAATTTTCAAGGCGACAAGAGGCGTGGGCTATATCGAACTCTTGGCGGCGACGGGAGACAGTCCCGGGGCATACGCCAAGACGAACATCATCATCGACGACCGCCATATTGCCGTATTTGACCTGTCTCGCATCGAGGTGAAGAAGGTATGAGAAGCGAGCGCATGAAAGGGCATCTCATCGGGCAGTTTCACGAAAAACCTGTGCTTGCCGCCGTGCTGGAAACGCTAGGGGAAGAATTAGAAGAAATCGCGCAGGCATTTCGCGACCTCAAGGAAAAGCGCTGGATTGACACGGGTGAAGGCGTGCAGCTTGACGGGATCGGACAGATTCTCGACCGTCCGAGGCAGATTGAAGAAGCGGTGCAGCTCGAATTCTTCGGCTTCCGCGATCAGGCGAATGCCAAGGGATTTGAAGAAGGGCGTTTCCGCGATTCGTGGGAAGGCTGGCTGAAATCCTGCAATCTGAATGATATCGAATATCGCGCCGTCCTTTGGATGAAGGTATTCAAAAACTGCTCGCGCGGTACGGCAGAAGATACGATTCGCAGTTTGAAGTTTATTTATGGTGCGGAAAAGGTCATCCTTGAGGAGCTGGGCAACGCAAAAATCGCTTTTGCCATAGGGCGGCGCCTCGACAGCAATGCCATATCCGTAGCCTCTGCCGTTGATTTGCTTGTGCGCGCGGGCGGCATCGGTATGGTGCGTATGGAACACTTTGATTATGCGCGATACTTTGGCTTTGACGATCAGGTTGGTGCAAAGGGATTCGAGGCAGGAGCCTTTGCGGATATGTTTGGAAAGATAGGAGCGTGAAGAAATGGCAACACCGGACTACTCCAAGATATGGGGTGCGAACTCGCCGCTTGCAAAATATGAGTTTACGGAAGCCGACTATCTGCGCGGCTGGGAATTTATCGGCAGTATGCCGCCCGCACGCACGATGTTTGACGCATGGATGCGCAAGGCAGACGAGAAGATGCGCTGGCTCTACGACAACGCCTTTTCGGAAAACTCTTTGGGAGGCTTTTTGTTTTGGCGTCTGCCGGACACGGCGTATTTTGTCGGCGAAAAGCGGGCGCTGCAGGATGGTCCCTTGGACGTTTATATCGAATGCACTATCGCGGGGCGTACGTCAAAAGAGCAAATGAAGAATCTGCCGCAAGGTGCGGAGATCGGCAAGACTTTTGTTGACGGTACAGCCACTTGGCTGGTGCGACAGTTCGCCACGAGCGCTGCACTCGACGACCACCGCAAGAAAACGCCGCTCGACCATCCCGACGGCAGCGTGCTGAAAAGGCATCTCGGATTTGAGGTGTATGGTAAAAATGAAATCGATCAATCGTACCGTAAAATTGGTGATAGGACAGCGTATGGCATTTTTGACTGGGATGATTTAATTGAGCCTACAACCTATGAAATAAAGAATGCTCAAATAATGTACGGTAATCATGCTCCACCGGAAGCCGAACCCGCTGGGGAGTATTTATTAAACGGATTTCTTATTGTTCATTGCTTAGAAGAAGACGCAAACGATGAAAACAATATTGTCCAGATTTATTATTCTTACGCAAAAAATAACCTCTGGACGCGCATGCGTAAAGACGGAGATTGGAATGCATGGACACCAACGATAACACCCAATACCATACAATTTTTTGTGGGCGAAAAAGTCAATAAGTCCGGCGATACGATGACGGGAAATCTGACTGTGCCGTCAATTTACGCCAACAACTGGTTTAGAGCAAGAGGCGACTGCGGCCTATATTTCGAAGATCACGGCGGCGGCTGGCACATGACAGATAACGATTGGATACGTGCCTACAACGGCAAGAATATTTACACGTCGGGGAAGGTGCGTTGTGATGCCGGCTTTGAAGGCAATTTGCGTGGTACGGCCGACAATGCCAACGTTGCACAGAATATCGCTAATGACAGTGCCAATATGCGTATGCATTGGAATGGTCAGGGAGGACAGCCCGCATGGCTATGGGGTGGCAACGACCCGTATAATATGTACGTCTGGAATCCGTCCGATTTTAGGGTTGCCAATGCAAACACCGTTGGCGATAGATCGTTGCAGTGGATTCTCGAACAGATCAACGCTGCAAAAACGGGTATTGTCGCGGGCAATCTTGAGCAGAATGGCTGGGTTAAGTTTGCAAATGGGCTGATTGTGCAGTGGACACGCTGTACAGAATCAAAAAACGAGACCGATTTCAGATACTTTCCGATGAAATTTCCCAAAACATTGTTTTATATTTGTGCAAGTTCAACTCACGCGAACAATTGGCTTGGAGTTTCGTGGACGCGTAAAGTAGATAACGAAAAATTTGTCTGTGGTCTGGGGCACGATTACGAAGTAGATAATGCGGCAAACATGTTTATTTTAGCTTTTGGTGCTTGATGAGAAAGGATGAACCTCATATGGAATACCTTGCAAAATTTGACGCCGCAGGGCGCCGCGAGACAACTATCGTCAAAGACGTCCACTACGCTAGCGACGAGGAGCGGCAGAAATACATTGACGACGGCTACGTCCCCATCTCCGATGAGGACTACC